TTGACGGCTATTACCTCTGTGCGAGCACTGTCTATCGGTTGTAATGCATATCCAAAGATTGCATACGAGGTTGACCATTCATCATAGATTACTCCTGTAGCATCAATGTACAGCACCTGGCCGGTGACAATAGTGCCAAAGGCATTTGCCCCTGTATTCACAACTGACAACCGCCAGATTCCCTCCGTGTCTATCGGGATTCTTTCACTGGCTGAAGTAGCTGATTTGAGGGCTACCCCGACACCATCAAATAAAGCTACGGGGTCTCCCTTGTCAACAAGGCCGTCAGCATGGTTTGGGTGAACAAGCTCTGATTCTGTGACCATAATGTGCCTTCCTTCACCCGTTGAAGACACCTCATCCCCTGCCGATGCGTATGGGTCATAATAGGGGTTAGTTGTATCAGGAATTCCCGCCATGTTTCACCTCCCATAAAACCCTTCGCCTTTCGGTTAGGGCCTCTGCTTTATCAGGGTGCTCACACTCTTCGACAGTACAGGACATCCCTTCCAGCTTGTCACAGGCTATAGCCTTACAAAATCGCCATTGTCGACTATCTATTTCCATGTTTTATCTCCCAGTGACAAAAGTTTCAACCTGCGCTTCTGACCATTCGGGGTGCATCCTCTTGGCTGCTTCCCTGAGTGATTCAGTGGCTTTCTTTGGGTCGGCATTGGTCAGACCCATGCCTTTAACCTTGCCCGCCTCGGACAGTTTGGCGATATAATCAGTCTCGGCCTGTATAGCTTCGGTGATTCCCTCGGCTGATTCGGCAGTCGCAAACCTCTTTTTCAAAACCTCTTTAGCAGCATCGGGTAGCTCTGCCTTATCGACAGCCTCTTTTATAGCGGCTTGTGCTTCGGCTATTGCCTTGTCCTTCTCTGCCTTCAAAGCGGCTTCCTTGAGAGTATCGCGCTCTGTGGTTAGGGTAGTTACCTGCCCTTCCAATTCTGTGATTCTTTCCTCGTTCTCCATTGCTTTCTTAACCTCCTTGGTTATTTCTGCCCTGACCCTTGCCTCAATAAGTTTGACTAAATCAGGGCGCCTCTCCTTTAGTCCTGACAGTTCGACCAAATCTATATCCCTACTCCTGTCAGATTCATAAAATGTGACGATTCCACCGGCTCCAGGTTCGGTTACAAAATCAACCGACCTGGCACCTGTAAGTTCTTCTATCACCAATGTTTCCTTACCATCAATGGTAGCTTTAGAAGCATGCCCGACTGCATTGATAGATATGCCCATTTCTGATAGCAGTTTCTTATCTCGCAGTGTAGCTAACTTCGTCATCAACCACGGCTCTATGATTTCAGCAATACCGGTGACAACCCCGGATTCGTCAACAGTTACACCCTTTAGTACGGCTACCCATGAGGTATTCTTTATCGACCTCTCGGGTAAGTCTTTTTCTTCCTGTTCCGTTGGGTGGTCAGCGTACATCTTCTGACCTTCAAATACTTTATAATCACGCTTCAGCATTTCAGCAGGATAGTACCTATCTTCGGTAGCGTTGAAGCCTGGCTTGATTACGATTACCGTGGCCCTGCCCTTATCGAATGTAGCTTCAGTAAGTGGTATATAATTCTGTATGAGTTCCCGCGACATGGCCTCCTTTACCCATCGCGGTATCTCTTCATCGTCTACATCGAGCTTTCTATATTCGGCCCTTATCTTCCGCTTTACGGCTGATAAGTCCGCAGTCGGTATCTGTACCCTCTGCCCTCTGAACCCTCCAGGGCTGAGTGCTGCGGCTGCTCTGCCTAGTTGCGCCCGCGTGACTTTCTTCTCAAGGTCTTCCCACAACCTTAGCTTCCAGCCAGACGGCGTTTCCAGGTCTGGTGTATAAGCGTAAGCTGAAGCGGGAAATTCAATACCATCTTCTATTTTCGTGGCCTCCATTGTTTTAATCAGCTTCAATACGGAGATTGCTTCTTTCAAGGCTTCTTTTGTCTTCTCTTCCTCCGGTTCGACCTCAGATGATAACAACTCCTGGCAGAGTTCAAGTATCTTCTTAACCCGGGCGGCATCCTTGGCGGCGTTGCGCCTGCCAGCCTCTTGGATTATCTCTGAGTAGGTTCCCTGTAGGGCTTCTATAGATAGGTTCTGTTTATTCTTGGCGCTTATTTTCATTGATACCTCCTGAGACTCTTTGGATACCCACTCGCCATCGGGATTTTTCTTATATTTCATTTTGACAGCTGCCCATGCAGTAGCGTGTGCTTTCGCTTCATCTCCCTTGTATTGCTCAAAGGCTGCATTAAAAGCCTTCTGATATATTTCCTGCCCATGTTTGGGCAACTTCTTAACACCGTCAGGCAAATCAGCCAATGTGTCGTAAGGCATTATTTACTCCATAAAAAAAAGACCGCAGACCTGAGTTTCCTCAAAGCCTGCGGTTCTTCCGTTCAGCTAATTTAATCTATTATTTGGTTATTTCTTCAGATTCTTGATGTCCTTCATAAAGGTTCCTCCTTTAATCCAGTTTAACCGTCCTCTCAATAGTTACCAGAGTCGGCTTGCCATTGCGCAAAGTTACTTTAACCGAGCCGTATTCAATCGGCCAGACTATCTTTTCAAGAAGCTCCTTAAGTTCTTCATCTGTCATTTCTTTTTAGCTTTATGCCACGGACAAGCGATGTGCCATGCAAACCTCAGTCTAACCATATAAGGCCAAGACATAATAGCATTGAGGTATTCAAACCAGTTGGCCTTTGCTAATCTACGGGCTTCCTTGTGTACCTTCCTGGCTACTCTCTGGTTCATGCAATACTCCTTTTATTTACTCAACCTCGCCGGGGCTACTGCACACCGGCAGTCAGGGTGCTGAGGGGGCGCATCTACACCGCCGCTAAATGTCTGACCTACAGGGATCACTCCTTCGTCTTCATTAGCCAGACATTCATCACTTACCTGGTCATCCCCTGCCGTTATCCACTGCTTGCCCTCTATCCCCATGTCTTGCATAGTGTTAAGGCTTGCCTGTGATAGTGCATTAGCTGTTTCTGTCCGAGCTATTAGTTCAGCTCTGGATGCCAATGTCAATCCTTTAATGTCTGAAGGTGCGCCCCTAGCCATCCAGCCAAACTTGTGCCGGATGTCACTTTTAATCCCTGGTATACCACGCTTATTTTTTATACCATCAGAAATTACTTGCGATAGTTGTTTCCTGGTTTCTGCATTAAGCCCATCAACCAACTTGGCTTTTGAGACGTGAGCTTTCGCCCAGTCTATAGCTTTACTAATGGGAGGGCCTTCATAGGCTATCGGTATCCCCGCCTTAGTCTTGCCCCAGCTTATCATCTCGGCCTGGCCAGATACATACACCTCGGTTAGTTGCCCCTCCAGAGTAGCCGTTATTGTCTCATCAAAGCTGGCTAGTAGGGGGTTGAGGATATTGTCTATGTCTTTATTTAGTGGCATCTAAGCCTCTTTTAAAACCTTAAACCAGCCAAGAGTGAGTTCAGTCCGAGCAGGTTTAATTTTATATCCCCACTTTACTATATCAGGGTTTATATTAACTTTACTTAACCCAAATTCTAGCAACCATTTACCCTTATGCCACAACCCTATAAAGTGCCCATTCCCTTCGTGAGGGAAGACACCGCCTAATTGCAAATCGCATTCTTCAGTTACATCATACCAAGATTCACTGTTTTGCTTCATCTTACCTACTCCTTTCCCATGTCTTTATTTAGTGGCATCCGAGGCCTCTGGTATGAGTACTATAATAAAACCTGGAACATCTATCTTCAGGTCGGCAATGGTTAATGTAACACCTTGTTTCTTCAAAGCCTCCAGCATAGCATCTGCGCCCAATTCGATACCCTCTACCTCTTGACCACACCCACAGAGAAATAGATTCTGGTTGCTGTCTATTATTTTATCTGTGATTTCCCCCCATCCTTCAGGTCGCCACATGATCTACTCCTTTTCTACATACCGATTATAAATTACCTTACTCCTAAACACTTGCCGTCTGCATCAAGGTGAACATCCATGCTTTTGCAGTGGTGATTTCCTTCGCTATACCAAAGACAGTCCTCATTGTCGCAGGATAGTGTCACCTTACCGATAAGGCAGTTACCGTTATCCCAGTGAGGGCAGTGCTTCGCCATGCAGACATACCGCCCGTCCTTCTTTTCCCAGGTGCAACTACCCATCAAGACTCCTTTTGTAATGTGACTACGAAGATGCGATGCTTCTCGCCAAACGAGTCATATTCCTTTTCGCTATTGATATATGACTCCAAGACCTTAAAGCCTAGAGCCTTCAAGTCACGGAGGTAGTCACTAAATTTTATTGTGTCCTCAGTGGGTTTGCCATTATCATACTGTGTGTCACCGTAGATATAAATAAAGGCAACACCCTCCGGCTTTAATACTCGCGCTACTTCCGGCAATGACTTTTTAAGATTAGTTGAGTGCAATACTGACAGGGTGAAAACAGCCCCGAAACTAGCATCATCAAAGGGCAACTTCTCAACGTTGGCTACTCTAAAGTCAATATCTACTTTGGCTTTCTTAGCATTAGACTTTGCCAGTTCTACTGCTTTCGGCACTATGTCTATTGAGGTTGATTTAAAGCCTGACTTGGCGAATAGAATAGAGTCTCGACCATTACCACAGCCGACCTCCAACACGCTCTCGGCTTTGTGTCCCTTCATTAGCTTAACAAAATCTTTTGCGAATATTGAAGGTGTCATATCCTTTGCCCAGTGAGGCACTCCCTTCTGATATTCGGCCTTCCAGTCAGCAGGGGTCATAGCCTCTTCGATGGATACATACCGATTGTAAATCTCAGCCAGTTTGCCATAGGGGAATGCCTTATCCAGCTTTTGGAAGTACCTAGCTATATCACCTTCAAGTCTCTTTCTTAATTTTAAGTTCGCGGGTGCGTTTGGGTTTGCTGGGATTTCGGCTTCCAGCAGGTTTATCAGCTTGTCCAGTTCCTCTATCGCTGTCATTTACGGCCTCACGATTATCAACAAATTTTATTACAGTATGGTTAGGATTGCCACAAGGACAAGGCTCATCTTTATCGGGGATAACTTCAGGATTGGCAATGATGTACTCTTGACCACAAGGCATCTTTATTCTATAAGGAAATTCCATATTCTTAATGGCTGCTCCCCTGCATTGTTCCCAGAGTTCCTCATCGCTATATTCATCGGTTCTTGAGCCAAATAGTTGGAACATTAAGCCCGTGTATGCCCCCTCGCTGTGTACTATTACCTCTCTCTGGCATTTGCACTTAACTCGTAATAGGCCATGATGGTATTCTATAAACCCCCTGCCTCCACACTCTGGGCATTCATTCATGGCGTTCTCCTTTAGGTATTGTTCTCCGCTAACTTCTTAAGCTTTTCTACCAACCGGTCTCTAAATCCTTTGGCACTATCCCCGCCAAAATCATCATAGAACGTATAGGTTTCCAATTCCTCAATCACATCCTTTATATCCTTCTTGAACTGCGCTGTGGTTCCTTCGTTCCATCCACTTTGTTTGGCATAATAGACTATCGCCGCATCCGTGTCACTACCGAACCAGCCACTAGGTAAATCGGGATAAGTATTCATACCATTAATAACTCTCAATTAACTGCTCTCCTTTTATAATTGCTACCGCTTTCATAAAATCACTATAGCGCAGGTCACTAACCCGATCAATAGGAATCCCAGTATAACCATTAAACAACCAATCTTCTGGACATTTTGCATTACCTACTCCTTTCCCATGTCTTTAACGAGTGGCATCTAATCCTTCACAAACTTGCTTTGTTTTTTTGCGGGGCAGTCCATCTCATCGTATGTCGTACATTGCTCGTCACATTGGCAATCCATTATTAGAGTACAAGCCCATCCCCTATAATACTGCATGGAATACTGGCATGGTTCGAGTAATAATTTACGTGCCACGTCAACTGGTTTCATTTCCTACTCCTTTACCTTCAACGATTCCCTGAAGTGCTTAAGTGCTTTCACCAAGGCTATCTCAGGATTAGACTTTGATTCCTTTGCTATCTGCTCCAGTGCTTCAGCCGGGTCATTAACCCCCAGTGTCAGCATAGCCTGTTGCTGTACGTCGGGGGAAGATGCAAACTCAGGGAATACACCAAGTATCTGAACTATGGCTGTGGCTGCCTGCAGCACATCCTCGGGGGCTATAGCAGGGAAGTTAATGTCTACATACTGATCGGCAGGGGGTACGTTGCCATGAGTCAATACAATGGTGTTGATATCCTTGTCTGCGGTAGCCCAAAGCTGTTGGTAAGACTGGAACATTTTCATCATGGGCAGTTCCACGGTTTTGGCTGTGGCTAGATTCCCAGTTGCTAAATCCCCGAAATACTGTTCAGGGATACCAACCGCAGCGCAGACCTGAAGTTTGGTTAAGCGTGCCCCGTCATAGGCGTTCTTTGCCCTCTTATCAACATCGAAGGAGGTTGTATCAACTCCCTGGTTTTCTACTATCGTTGACCCTGCATTTATTTCCTTGTTTTCAGTAATAGCCTTGATAGCGTTCACCGCTGCCTGGCCGCCTGTTACCTTCTGCCTGAGTACAAACTTGCTTTGCGCGATGTCAACAGCTATGTAACTGGATAACTGGCGCGTATGATACAGCATCCAGGGAAGAGCGGGTAGTAACAATGGATTGCCTCTTTGACCCTCGGTGTTGAATGTAAGGTGATAGACCAATGGCCCTTCTTTGCTGATTATCGTTGCCCCATCACTGCTTATCCCAGGCTTACCTGCTGCGTTGGTAGCATCTCGATAGTAGTCGTCATGTGGCATACCCCTTACGTCTGTCCACTGTCTGCGGTAATATAGGGTTTCTTCAACGTCATCAACATCAGTGACTATCTCCGTTATCTCCAGCGGGTCAATGCGCCTTATCTTTGCCTGTCCTTGTGTCCCAAGAAATATAGCAAAGAATATCTCACCGTCTATCAATAGTTTATTGGATGAAACGCGCTGTCCTATTGATGACAATAACTTCTGGTTGCCTGAAGTATCCCAGAACGCCGTTAATATCTTCTTAGCTGGCTCATCTACTGTGTCCCATGTCATGCCGGTGCCAAATGAATAATCCGTCCATAGTCTTATAGCCTGCTTGCCTAGTGGGTCTTTAGCTGCATAGAGCCGTGAGAGCTTGAGGTTAGCTATCCTTTCTGAGCTGGTGATTACTTCCCCTGTCTGCCCACTGAGATTAATCCACCCCGCATCTTCAAGCACCAGTTCCGCCTCTACACTGGCGGCTGCTTCCCTAAGTAAAGCATAAACTTCATCTCTGGGCGCTAGTCTCAATAGACGCGTCTCCTGTGTTGTAGCAGGAAAGCTATACGTTGACCCATTGGCTTTCAATAAATCCATATTAACTCCAAGCATTGTCCGATTCTGTGATGGTGTTTACGGTGGCAACTCCAGCATAGATAGATAAGATTAGAGAAGTTATTATTAGTTCTATCCTCATCTATATGATGCACGCCTTGACCTGGTGAGCCACACTCCACACAAATGATGTCACGCCAATACACATACAATCTAATCTCTTCCCAATTATCAGGCAGCGTGATTGACCTGCGTTTATACTTCTTCCTCTTTTTGGGTGGCAAAGGTTTAGTAAATATCTCTTTGATTAAGGTATCTATTCGCTCTTGCGTTACCATGCATTCTTACCTCTAGCATGGAAAGCCTTTATAGGGTCGCCTCTGCCTTGGTTCTTCCAATAACCCAGTCGTCTTAATTCTTCCTTCAGCACTCTATATAAAGTCTTGGTTCTGTTTAGTTCTCTGATTTCTTTTCTTAATTGTTCTAAATCTATCTTGGTAGCCATAATAAGATTATAGCATTTAGTACTCTAAATGTCAAGTTATAACTCAAGTCCTCTAACTGCTTTCATGGCATCGTATATTACTATCTGCTCCACGGGTTCTCCGGGGCCTCTCAGATAGGCTAGGGCTTGCGTAGTGCTATCCACTTGGTCATCGTGAGCAGCGTTGGGGAATGCTGATAATTCCTCTATATAATCAAATAGCCAGGGCGCTGATTCGGGAAGTAAGACCCTGCCTGATTCGATTAGCGGGGTGACTGAATTAGCCCTTGCCACCTTGTCCCGGTCAACCTTAACCGGAAGGACTGGTATTCTGGTATTCCTCTGTAGTGCCTGGACTAGCGATTGCCCACTGGCCTTGTCCTCAACTATCACCAGGTCAGGTCTATCCCTTTCATATAAGGCAACCGCAGCCCTCTCCAACTCAGGAAATTCGACCTTTGCCCTCCAAACATCAAGGAGATAGTATCCGTTCTGTGCTTCTCCCCATATAGTGCAGACTGAATAATCGTTTAGCTCTTTAGCTTTGAAGGCCGTATCCCAGCTATGTAATGTCCGTGCAAATCTAGGGCGTTCTAAGAAATACCGCCACCATTCCCTCTTGATTATCTGCCCTTCTGCTATGGTTGGGTTGCCTTGATATAACGACTCAAAGGCTCTGCTACCGATTGATGACCTGATACTCTCAAGCACTTTAAGGGGATATCTCTCGGGCCATAATGCTTGACCTTCGTGTAAAGCAGGGAAGTGTAAAACCTTCCACTGGTCAGCATTGGGGTCATCATGCGCCTGCTTTAGCAATCTACCCGCCAAGTCTTCTTGATGCCATCTGGTCATAACCAGTATGATAGAAGCATCTGGCTGCGCCCTTGTCCTGAAGACTGTTTTGTACCACTCCCAAACCTTCTCCCTGATTGTGAGGCTTGAGGCTTCTTCGTCATCCTTAACAGGGTCATCAATGATGCCAAGATTAAAACCCCGCCCTGTCAAACCTCCGCCAATGCCTACTGCATAATATGAGCCGCCTTGCTTTGTTCCCCATTCGTGAGCTGCCTGACGTTCAGGTATTACTAACTCTTGCCCTGGTGTCTCCGGCCTGTGACGAATATTGGGGAATAGCCTTTGCATCTCGCCCGATATGAATATGTCCCTGGCCTTCCTCGAATGTGTAAGTGCAATCGACTCAGCATAACCAGCCTGGACTACGTAATCCTCTGGATGCCTTGCCAAATACCAACAGGGAAACCTTAAAGATACGATTTCAGACTTACCGTGTCGGGGAGGCATGATTACCATTAACCTTTTTAACTCACCCCTATCTATGGCTTCTAGCGCATTTGACAGAGCTTGGATGTGGGGGGGTACCTGGTAATTAGATAAGGTGTACTGACAGAAAGGAAGTAGTCTTTCAGTGGCAAGTTTACGCCTTAGGAGTTCTTCGCTGGCTCTCAATAATCGAGAGGAGTTCGTCTGTGGTATATTCCTCAAGGCTCCTACTGATATTACCACTATGTTCTATCTCCTGTTTATCCGCCATGCCCAGCCAGTTCTTTGCCAGGAATATAGCTGCTTGAGGGTATCTCTCACTGAGTTTGAATAGATTGCGGCGAAGTGCTATTTTACCCTGCACCCTATGGAGTGTGAAAAACTCCGCAAAATTGGCTGACTTTTCCTCTTTTAACCTACGGCTCAGGGTGTCCACAGACACATGGAACCAGTCTGCTATCTCTAACTCCGAGCATTGAAGGGCACAGAGCTTTTCGGCCTCTTTCCAGTCTATAGGTTTCTTGGGTCTGCCTCCATTGCCATTTTTGCCGTTAGTTACCATATCAAACTCTAATATGGACTTCTTCAGCTTTTGGTATTCTGAATATCCACTTATAGTCCTTTCGCTATCCTGTCATTATAGTTGAGAATTTCTTGAGAAATACAAGTTTCTGTGGGCAAAGAAAGGCCCGGGATGTTTGCCCGGGCCTTCTCTACTCATACGCTTTCGCTATTTTATATTATATCATAGTGTGTCAATAACCCCCATTATGAGCCTGAAAGGGGGGATTTGCCCCTATTTTTCGTATCTAAAAACTTTTTGAGCCTGAGTCACCTGTTTGAGCGTGGTTTTTATTCACCTTTTGGCTTTTGGCTTTGGGGCTTGAGGCGATCTAATAGCCTTTGAATGATGTCGTCGTAGGTGTCTCCTTTTATACCGAGCTTTGTCAGCCGATTCTTGGTGTCCTTGGTTATCTGGATTGATGTTTTGTCGCTCACATGTGCCGGTTTTGATTTAGGAGTTTCTATGCTAGCACCTAAATTTATCAGCAGACCTTCAATAATCGGGATATTTCGTAGGGCTGCCTGTGTGCTCTCATCTAATTCCTGCTCTGCCGTGGCCTGTCTGTTCTCATATTCGGCACTGAATGTTCCTAGTGTTCTCATGGTGATTTGGGGTTCTGCCAGTTTCCTCTCATAGGCCAGCATTTTTTGTAATGACTCAACCCCAACTCTACCCTGGTTTACTTTTTCTGCTAGCTCTGTTATTTCCCTCATTTCCTTTTGTCCTCCTTATCTACTCTCTACTATCATTATAACAGTTATAACGGCTATTGTCAATAGTAAAACAGTCTTTTTAGCTTTATTTTTTAATTATATTTTTGTAACTCAGGCTCAAAGAGGTTTACCAGATTCCTTCTTCCTCACCTCGAACTCTCGGTAGGTCTCGCCTTTCCTTTTAAGTTTGCCCTTTTTGTCGTAACTATCGTGCCATCTCCTAGCTGGGCCGCTTGCCACATACTTCAGTGCCTGTTTGTATCTCTTCTTGATTCTCCATGCCGTCTCTCCTAAATACCTGGCCATTGAGTCCTCGCTCTCACCCCAACTCTCTATGGACAGGAGCACCAAGCCGTCTATTCCGCATTTCTCCAGCCTGTCTGTTATCTCTGTATAATATTCTATGGGTGTTGCAGATGGAGCCCTCCGGCTGACTCCCTTTTTTCTTATATTGGCGTCGGTATAGTTAGATGCTTCTGGGGGCCAGATGCCGGACTGAAGAGTCCCCAGGTTCTCAAGCAGCCATATAGTTGTTCGTCTGTTAAACCTGATTTCCCTGGGCGCAAACCATTCCCCATCCGTCATTTACTACCTCTCGATTATTATCTTTTGCAAGGCTGGCCAAAATATTTCCGGTAGTGTTCTTTTGCCGTCTTGACGCTCTCCGATGGAGGGCCTGTCGGCAACCGGCAAGTTCTAGCGTCTATCCGAAAAGGGCATCTTTCGCAGGCGCTTTTCATAAATCAATATCGCTCTCCACTTCACCAATTCTCTAGTAGTTTAGTTATAGCTTCTTGAATTTTCATTCTAGCAAATTGGCATCTATCTTTTTCCCCTGCCCTTAGTCCCCTAGAAGCACTCTTAATTTGCTCATCGATTTGATTGCTCACTTCCTTTAGTTGTTCTATTATCTTATCCATCTTCCCTCCTTTCAGCATTCCGTTCCCCTTTGATGTCCTGGGTGTGGCTTGATACCCATCATATAAAGGAAATCCGTCTGTTCTTGATGACTGACGTATCCCATACTCCTAAAAACCTTATTTGCCTCTGCCGTAAATGCCATGCTAGATTCCATCATCCTAAAGGTTTCGCATTCTCCGAACGTGTCTTGGCCTCTGCCGCATGAATTTTTCCAGCTTTATTTCTTCCAGTTCTTCATAGTCCGGAGCGTTGATGACTGGTGGTAATGGCATGGTATCTTCCCCGAGCATACCAGGGGGCCGCGAAAGTAGCTCTCCATAATTGTCCCATTGATACTGGGCCAGGTCAACAAAAGCCTTGCCAATTTTATCTATGGGGATGTTATCGAACAGCATTTTTACCTCAGTATCTCCGTAATCTCATATCTGGTGGTTATATTCATTACTCGCCCATGCCCATAAGAACAGGGCGTCCCCTTGGTTGTCGTCCACTTTCTCCAATACAAATTCTATCCTTGGTGGCGTTCCTGCCTCTGCAAAGGCTTTCTTAGCGTGTATTTCTACTATCTGGGAGTCATCAGAGTAGGCAAACTTATTGAGCGCATCGAGTAAGGTTTTTAAATAATTATCGAGGTCAGGTCTTGCTATAGGTTGTTTTAGCTTCTTGGCAGCAGACTGTGGCTTCTGCCGATAGAATATAG